CGGGAGTTGCGTCTCCGAGGTGCCGGACGTGTTGCTGGTGCCTTGCTGCGTGGTCTGCTGGCTGCCGCCCTTGCTCTTGTAGACCCCGCCAAATGCTAGGTGGTCGATCTGGCCGCCTTCGTTGAATCTCATATCAGCCTCGTTTCATGACGGCGCGGCGGAACAGCGCGGCCAGCGGCGATGTCACCACGACCCGGCCGCCAGGCACGGCACGAGCCGCAGCCCGCGCAGCAGCAGGAACACCGCCGGGGCTTGCAACACTCTCATGTGCCACCGCCCCCGACGGCGTGCGCCCCTGCACGACACGCGGGGCCGCCCCTGATGCAATCGCATGCCGCTTGCTCTCGGGGTATCCGAGCTGCTTCGCCATGGCGGCTTCAGTCATCTTGCCCTTGGTGAACTGCTTGGCCTGCTGCGGCGAGTTGGTCACCAGCGTGCCCTCGGGCCGTGTGGCCTTTACCAGTCCCGGCGGTAGCGTGCTGGGCACCTTGGTGCCTTTGGCCATGAAGGCCGAGCTCTTGGGACTGCGCGGGTCCGCGACTGCGCCGATCTGCGCCGCCACATCGGCCACCGGTTCCGGCAGCGTGCCCAGCAGTCCCGGCTTACGTGCCATCGGGGGCCACCAGCGGCTTGTAGAACGTCGGGAAATGCGGTCGCCACCCAGAGGCATAGGCAACTCTGCCCCAGCCCCTGCGGCCCATCGCAGTGGCAGCGATGCAACCCTGCTCGCGTGCCCAGGCGTCTACTGTCGGCTCAAGCGCCAAGCAGTCGTGCAGCCCGCCAAAGATCAGCCAGTAGTAGACCGACTTGCCGAGCGGGAATGACTGGACCTCGGTGATGATGCAGCCGTCGCCCTGCTCCCACAGCTGGGCCTCGCCCGCCTTCAGCATCCGCACCACGTCTTCGATGCGGTGCGTTGCGTGGCCACCGCACTCCAGCGCCTTCTGCAGCCTGTGTGCCTTCTCGCCGCCGCTCAAACTCATCGCGGCACCTGCTCGGTGTGAACCGCCCCACTGGTATCGACCGTAATTTTCCACGTGCTCCCATCCGGCGCCGTTAACCCGATGAACGGGAACACCGTCGCGCCGTTGGCATCTGCTTTGCGGTTGAGTGCGTCTGCGATCTGCGCCAGCCGCTGGTTGATGTCGCCCGAGAGCGGGGCAACAAACGGCGCTGCGGGATGTCTGAGTGTCGCGGCCATCAGCGCTTCCCCGCCTTTACCAGATCGATCCGGGTGCGACCGACACTGAACGGCGCATCGGCCGTCGCCTCGAGCCGCATCCGAATGCTGCGCCCGGATACTCTGACATCCATTAAACCATGACTAATCTTGGTGTACAACTCAGTATCGGTTTCAACGCTGTCCCACGGTTGCTCTTTCGCCAGGAATTTGAACCCAAAATTGGCTGCCAATGTGGGATCGGTGGTGCTGTCGAACACCAGTTGCTTGACCGCGAAACGAATATCCCCCTCGCCCTGATTGATGCTGCCGCTTTCCACGAACACCTCGCCGGCACTGGCGCGCGGTGCCCCGTTATCCGTCCAGCCGGTTTCGTGCTGGAACAGGCAGCCGCCGCCGCCTGTGGCTATGGGGTTGATGCCGCCGAGGATGGGATAGTCCAGCGTGCCGATACGATCGCCCGCGGTGCGTGCGCGTCGACCCAGCAGCCAGTAGCCCGCCACCGATCCGGCCTGGCCTGAATAGACACCTGGCAATACACCGCTGTAGTTCATCGCGATGTAGCGATTGCACTCGCCAGAGGCTGAGTTCTCATCCGGCCAGTCCCACCAGATTTCCGCGAACTGCGGATTGGCCGAGCCGAACAGCCGCCCGATGCTGCTGGCCTTCAGCACGCTGAAAAACCAGTTCTTCACATCGCAGCCCAGCACCTGCACGTTGCCGTTGTAGAGCCAGAAGTTCTGCAGGCTCATCCAGGCAACGAAACCGCCAGCGCCAGCCACCGCGCGCGGTGAGATGGGGCCACAGCCGGCCGCAATCTGGTTGATGCCATACGCATAGGGCGGCCCGACATAGCTCATCAGATGCACGTCGTTGGTGGTGAACAGCAGGATGCCCGCGGCCACCTTGCACGCGGTCAGGGCGTGGGCGTTGGTGACGAGCTGCTTGGAGCCGGCGAGGTTGGTCACGTCCGGCGCCCAGACCGTCATATCCTCCTGATCCGACCAGGCGACAGCCCGCGGATCGCCGCCTGCGCCATACAGCACGACCTGCCGCTGATCGGTGACGATGACGCCGCGGTTGCTGGTCGGCGCGTTGAGCACCTGCGCGGCTTTCGTGTTGGGCGTGTTCGGGTTCCAGCTATACAGATGTCCGTCCTGGGTCGGGACGACCACGAGCAGCTCACCGAACGTGTCCATCGACCACCAGTCGGTGACGTGGCCGAGGATGCCTGGCGGGCCGATCGGGCCGCCGCTGGCGCTGCTGATGCCATAGACGCCATCGCCGTAGAACCCGAGGCCATAGCCGGAGGCATACCCCGGCGGCAGGATCGGGGGCGTCCCTGTCGGGGTGATGTCGTAGAGCACCTGCGTGTCGAAGCAGTACGCCCACAGCTTGGTATCCGTGCCATACGCCGCCCAGCGCTTATAGCTGTTGTCGTGCCAGGTGATGATGTCTCTGGGAACGTCGGCAACGCCTGACGCGAACACCATGGCATTGCCGCCAACCGGCACCATGACCCCGCCGCGCCACCTCACGTTATTGCTGTCGTACCAATGCCCCGATGTCGCCTCGGAGGTTGACTGCCTCACGATGCCGGGGGGCGGTGATTGGGTGAGCCTAGGCAAGACATAGCGCTTCCAGGTCTGCCACGCGCTGGAGCAGATCCCGCAGGATGTCACCAACATCCAACCCGCCGGCCAGCAGCACATTGGTGCCATGGACGGTGCCGTGGACGGTCAGGTTACCGGCGGCGTCCAGCTTCATCTGCTGGATCGACAAAGTATTCCAGGTAACACCGCCGTCCGTCTCGCTGTACGCAATGTTAACACCGCTGCTCCACTGCAGCACGCGATTGGGGGCGATGCGGTAGATGTCGAAGTCGCTGACCTGTTGCGTCGCGATGGACAAGCCGCTGCCGCACGACACGCCGGCGACGGATGACAGGTAGGCACCGGCAGCGATGCCGGCCGTGGTCGTCACTGAGGCAGCGCTCAGGTTCCCGGCGGTACTAAAGTTTCCAGCCGTGACCACGCCACTCACGCCCAGGTTGCCGGTAATTGAGCCGCCACCGCTCAGCTTCAGGTATCCCGACGACAACCCGTGGATCGCGTTGTCGGCCGTCGTCCAGTTGGCGTTGAGCAGGTTGCCCCACGAGTCTTGATTCCCGCCAATAGCGGGAAGGCTGAACCCGTAGTTGGGCGTGGTGGTGCCGCTCATGGCTGCGGTCCTATGCTATGCCTGCCGGCGGCTTGCCTGGCCATGGAATAGGCGGCGTCAGCGCTGTCTCGACTGGATCGTCAGCAAGAGAGATTTTCCAGGTGGCACCGGGGTCCCGAGGGACCAAAATCAGCCATCCTAGCGGCCCTAAGCCACGCCTGCGCCCCTGCCAGCCGACCAGGCGGATGTAGTCCTGCCTGTTGCCTTCACTCAGCACGCCTTTGGTGCGCCGCGCCTGCTTGTCCTCCAGCACATAATACGGCTTACCGTCGCAGGCGACCCATTGCGGGTTGGGCTGCGCGGTGTTGGACATCGAACCTGCGAAAGTGGCCATCGTTGTCTCCTATGGTCCGTCTGGAATGAAGCGTTCCACGTCTTCCGCGGTCATTCGTTGCTGCGCCTGCTGCTGAAGCTGCGTTGTCAGGCCCTCGATGATGGGCGCGGAGATCTCGAACGGCATGGCGTGCTTGCGGAGCGCGAACAGCACGACGTTCCACTGCTCGGCCACCAGGTTGCACGTCATCGGTCGGTTCGGCTCGATCGGCTGCATCTCCATGCGGTGTCGCTCCTACGGTGTGGTGCTGCCGGTGACGGTGCCGCGCGCTCGCACGTTGCCTGACGCATCGACGCTCCACATATCGACGCCAGCGACGGTGTAATAGAGCCGCTGCGTCGCTGAGCGATATTGCAGGATGTGGTTGTTCTGTCCTGCTGCTGTGCCATCACCACTAAAGTCAATCGGCATGTTAGCAGCGAGCCTGATCCCAGCATCCTTCACGCCGCCATCAACCAGCGTGGCCTGTGAGAACTCCAGGATCGCATCGTAGTAGGCAGCGTTTGAATACAGGAATGCGCCATATGTCGTACTGGCGGCAGCGGCTGCATTGATGAGCCGTGAGAATTGCATCGCCAGCGTATGGCACTCCCAGGTCACTGTGCCATCAGTGACCGTCGCGCCTACCGTTGTTGGCCATGTCGGTTGCGTGCTTCCAGTTGTCCCGGCAACGATGCAACGATAGACAAAACCGTTGGCGACTGTCGGCTGTACAAGACCGACAGCGGTTGCCGTGCCGTTGCTGGCAACGCCATAATCGTGATTAGCCAGCCATGCCGCTGGTGTATTAGCGCGGTTGGCAAAATTGATAGCAACACGCCCGCCTTGATGTGGATCGTAAGCCGTGGCCGGGTCTTCCGGGCCGTTGGCTATGATGTCCGACTCCCATCCTATGATATTCCCGGTTGCTGTGGCGTCGAGGCCAGTGTTGTCCTGGCTTGAACCAAAAAACTGCCACGTTGCAGCGTAACCAAACTTGTGGACACGGCTGGCAATCGACACGTCTTGCGTTGCGTTCGGCGCCCCACCGATCCCGCCGTAGCTTTCAAGGTTGACGTTGTGCGACCACGTATAACCACTGGCACCTGTGAAACTGGAAGCGCCAACGACCAAACTACTGACGACAGTAGGCGCCCCAAAGGCGGTGGGGTTATTGTTGATCAGACCAACCTGAACCGTGGCAAAGCCATTGCTGCTGGTCGTCATCTGCTTATAGAAACCCTTACGGCCTATCAGCATCGTCTCTACGATATCGCCATCACCGATGTACTGTTGAAGACCGGCGTTGCCTTCCACCATGAAGCGGATATTGCCAGTACCGGCACCTCGCACGAAACCGGCGGTGTTAACATTCCACGTGCCAGGAGGCACATAGACTGTGCCATCGGTTGGTGCCGCATTGTATGCTGCCAGGAATGCCGCCGTGTCATTCGTGCCATCCATCTTGGCACCGAAGTCCTTGACGTTCATCCGATCGGCCGAGCGATCCTGTGCCGAGCGTGAGGCGGTGCTGCCGGTTGCGGTCCAGTAGAGCGGTGCCCCGATGCCTCCTGTCCCGCCCCACAGAGTATCCAGCCTGTCGGCGTTGAGGTTGAGGTGGCTGCCCCACTGGTTGATGTCAGCGTTGGCGATCGGCTTATAAAGACCAAGGTTTGGAGTCAGGGTGTAGTTGGAGCCACTCATGCCACCACCTCCAATCGCGGATCATTCGGCGGCCCTGACGGCAGCGTGGTAGCCGTCCAGGTGCCGGCCTCGCACATCTGGGTTGGGATGGCCCACGTCTCGATCATGTGCGCGGACGGCCCCAACGAGAGGGTCGCCAGGCCGGCGATCTGCACGACGCTGTATGGCGGCCACGGGCCGACGCCGAACGGGCCTGCACCGAAGGGGTATGCGCCGCTGCCGCTCATACAACACGCACTTGCAGCGCACTGACGTTTCGATAGATGCCGCCGACAGGGACGCCGGCACTCGCAGCAGCGGCGTCATTGGCGGCATTGGGCGGCGGCACAGCGAGGTTGACCGTTCCTGTCCCTGCGGTGGTCAGCGTCAGCGAGGCGTTCGCGCCTGATCCGGACGCGCCGATTGTCGCTGTTGCAGTTGCCGCGCCCGTAGCGCCGACGATCCACGCCAGCCGCTGCCCCACCAGCAACGTCTCTGCATTGCTATCCGTGTAAACCGCCCTGGTGTGATCAATGCCATGCAACCAGGTGCCGTCCAACTGTAATGGCCCGTAGGGATACTGTGATGCTGTGCCGGTGATGTCGCCGGTCGCGTAGATACCGCGTCCGGTCAGCCCGGCGACGCTGTTCGGCTCGATCAGGTAGCCGTTATAGAACTTGACCGGGAACCCCGTGCTGTTGTTGGCGGCTGAGCGACTGACCGAATAGCCGAACGTGGCGTTCTTGCCCTCGCCCCCGCCCGTGCCGCCGAACGTGACGGCTTCCGGCACCATCAGCAGGCCGCCGGTCGGGTTAGCCGGCGTCCGGTCACGCATCCAGCCTTTGTCGGCGCCGCGATTGACGACGTTCAGCTCACCGACGATGCAGGCCCAGTTGTTGGTTGTATCGTTCGGCGACTGCGCCACGATCCAGGCGGCCATCTTGGCTGGCGCCTGTCCCGCGATGAATGCAGTGTCGAAGATCGAAAGCAGAGTGGTTCCAACATCGAAGCCAGCCGACCCGGCGGTGCTGAGATAATCAAACCGGTGCCCGTTCGCACCATTGGCGCCAGTATTGTTTCCAACGAGATACGCGCCGGTAACGGCATTCGCGCCGGTCGCATTGCTGCTGCTCATCGTGAGACGGAAGTTGGTCGAGACGGTCTGGGTGGACTGGGTAAACAGCAAGCCAGTGTCGATAAACGCGCCGCCAGCGCCATACGCATACAGCCCAAGATTATCCGATGCGTCTGTTATGAACCGCCAGCGATTGACCCCGGCATTCTGCCAGTTGATGCCCTTGTTAGCACCGGCCGCGCCGTTGAGTGTGAGCGTCGGCACGCCTGTTCCGCTGCCGATGGCTAGATTGCCGGGTGTGATCGTGCCGCCGGCAGTCGGCAGCCATGGCGATGACGAGGTGCCCCCGACGCCTGACGCCGCCTGCACGTTGAGCGTGGCTGGTGAGAACCGCACGATGTCACCGGAGGCGACGGATATGGTCATCGGCACACCGCTCGTCGGGTCCATTAACTGTCCCCAGTAAAGCCGATTGCCGCCGATCTGCGCGTCCCACAGCTCGAAGTAGCCAACGGTGCCCCAGGCAGCCAATGCCATCGGGAACTCGATGGCGGCGACGTTAGCGGCCATGTTGGCCGGCGTGGTGGCAAGCGCAAAGGTGGCTGTCGTGCGATAATAGCCAAGACCGGACACCTCAATGCCTGGCGCGCTCTCGGTGGGAGCCTGCGCCGCCATGCACAGCGCCACGAACACTCGAGTCGGTGATACCATCGGCGCGAACCCGAGGGTATGGCCCAGCACTGCCTGCTCAAGTCCGAGGCTGGCGCTGCCGCTCATGTGGTCACCCCCTGCAGTTCGGCGTTGGACAGTGCCCTCGGCCAGTAGCGTACACGGCGCGCCCAGGCACAGATCTGGCCCTGAAAATGTTCCGGCCCAGCTATTGTCAGATTGACAATCGTGGGCAGCGATGTGACAGCATTACCGGCTGATGGCGTTCCTAAAATCCCATCATGGGCACTGGCAACAGCACCATTGAGGGTCCACGCGCCAGCGCCTTTATGCACAATGCCAGCCGTATTAACCGCGGCGGATGCACCAGTGCGAGCAACCTGAGTGCCGCCAACAAAGATAAAGGAACCCGCAACATTTGGGGAAGTCCCGGCGGGTGATGACATTTCATCAGCGTCGATGAAATCGTTGTTCGAGTTTGCCCCTACGAACTGGGCTGGCGCGTTGAAGGGAGAAGTAGCTCCTTTTAGTATATACT